CGAAGTGTCAAAAGGCGAAACGGAAGTATTAATCAACGGCATTTACTACCGGGCGGAATATATCGTAAGGCGCGAATTTAACGAGGTATTCTCCGGGTTGGATAATGAACCGGATAACCGTTCAAAGACATTTGTAACGATCCTGGGGGGCAACGTGTATGATGCCGACGGCAATGATGTTGAATCCACATTTGATTTTACGATGGTTGAAGATTTCTTCGATTATGACGCGTCAATCGACTACCGGGATGAAAACTGACGACCGCAATTTAACGGGGTGCATTGCCGCCATCTCCTCAGATACAATTATGGGTTGAATGGATGGGCGGTGATCTTCCGGCTACCATACCGGCACCGCCCTATTTAAAAAAACAATTTATGAAAAACACGAAGCGCACATTTAAAACGGTACTGGCGGAGAAGGCCAAAGCCGCAGGGGCAAAACACCCCAGCGAGTACAAGGCATTTTATGACGCCTGCCGGTATGTGGCCGACAAGTTTGATACACGCGGCAAAGACTTTGAAAAATGGATGAAAGAAGAGTCAATGTTCGACTGAACCGCCTCCACGCCCAGACCCGGCACAACTGGCGCTGGGTGGCGATGGTGGCCATAGCGACAATAGCAATCACAATAATTTACCAATTAATACAACTGACATGACAATGAAAAAAGCAAAATCAATCGGGGCGTGGCTGCTGGGCGGCTTCTGCCTCGGAGTGGGGGTGATCATCGGATGGATCGCCGCTAAATTCACATGGACGGCGATCCTGATCGGGTTTTTCAGCTTCATCGGCTTTGTCGTTCTGGCTGTGCTTGCATTCGCCGCGATCTTCGACGACACGACAGAGCAAGAGGAGGAGTTTACCTACCCGAAACCACAGACTTGGGATAAATCCTACGAGCATGAGTGACGACCTTAAAATAATCCGCCTGCACGGTAGGGATTATGTGCTGCGACCGCAGACGCGCGGCCTCAATGAGTTTTACAACCAGTCCGGGATCGAACCTATTCCAAACGCAAACTTCGCCGGAACCGGAATGGCCCTTTACGGGGTGCTGAAAAAAAGGGGAACCCTCGACGGCTACCGGAAACGCCGGGTAAGACAGTTTAGAGAGTTATTAAAAACAACGAAAAAATAAGAGAGAAATTATGAACACACCAGCAACAGTTAAGAGCCTTTTGTCGAATCAGAATGTAAAGGCAAAATTCGAGGAAATTCTCAAAGATCGCGCCGCCGGATTTACGGCAAATCTGGCCGTGATGGTAAACAATTCCGCCGCCCTATCGAAGTGCGACCCAATGACGGTAGTATCTGCCGCCGTCGTGGCCGCCTCCCTTAATCTTCCCCTTGATCCAAACCTTGGCTTTGCCGCCGTGGTGCCGTTCGGGAATCAGGCATCATTTCAAATCATGTATAAGGGGCTTATCCAGCTTGCCATGCGCTCCGGGCAGTATCAGACTATCAATGTTACGGAGGTATATGAGGGTGAAATGACCGGAGAAAACCGGGTGACTGGCGAATACACCTTTGATTTCTCCGGGAAGAAATCCGATAAGATAGTCGGGTACATCGCTTATTTCAGGCTTGTGAACGGCTTTGAGAAAATGGAATACTGGCCGATTGAGAAGATCGAACGCCACGGGAAACGCTACTCTCAGACCTACAAAAAGGGCTTCGGTTTGTGGAAGGAAGATTTCGAGGCTATGGCCCGGAAGACAGTTTTGAAGAGCCTAATCAGCCGGTGGGGGATTCTATCCATCGAGATGCAAAACGCCGTTAAATACGATCAGGGTGTAGTCCGTGACGTGGAGTCCGGGGCGGTGGAATACGTCGATAACGACCCAATAGAAGCCGCATTTGCCGACGAGATACCTAAAGTACGGAGAAATAACGCGGACAAAACGGATAACCAATGATTGACCAGCGCACAGACGAATGGAAGGAACAGAGGCGGGGTAAATTTACCGCCTCTGAAATCCACAAGCTGATGGGGGCAGAAGGACTCGGAAAGACCGGAAAAAACTACATTTTGGAGAAGGTAGCCGAAGAATTAGGCGCCACAATGCCTGATATCACCACCTATGCCATGCAACGGGGAACAGATTTGGAGCCCTACGCTAAGCGGGCCTATTCGAATGGCGAAGGTGTGGCGGTATCAGAGCAGCCGTTTATCGTGGCCCCGTGGTGTGACGAGGCCGGAGCATCCCCAGATGGTTTGGTCGTGGAATTTGACACCGAAAACCGGATGCTTCCAAATAGGAAAGGGCTGGAGATAAAATGCCCCATGAACCCGGTTCACCATGTTCAAAATATGATGATAAAAACCGTGGATCAGTTCAAATCCGAGCGCCCGGAATATTATTGGCAGGTGCAAATGTGCATGGCCGTAACGGGGTTGAAAGAATGGGACTTTGTAAGCTACTTCCCGGAGATAGAACCAGAATACCGACTTGTGGCCCTGACCGTTGACGCCGACCCCATGGATATAGAACTGCTGAAAGCCCGGATTGCCGAGGCGGTGACGATGAAACACGAAATTCTAAAAGCGATCCGGTTATGAATTACGAAGAATTTTTGATACAGAAGAGGCATACCTCAAACAACTACGGAATAGACTGTAATTATATCCCTGAAGGAATGTTCGACTTTCAGAAGTATATTACAGAGTATGCCGTTAAAAAAGGCAGGTGCGCCGTATTTGTCGACACCGGATTAGGTAAGACAATTATAGAGTTGGCAACGGCGGTTAATTACGTTCGTCATACTAACCGCCCTGTTTTGATTTTGACCCCGCTGGCCGTAGCATACCAGTTTATAAAAGAGGCCGAGAAGTTTGGCATAGGGGATATATCGTATTCAAAAGACGGAAAGTTCGCTACAAAAATAGTTATCTGTAATTATGAGAGATTGGAGAAATTCGATCATTCAGATTTTGATTGTGTGATATTGGATGAAAGTTCAATATTGAAAAACTTCGACGGCGCAATTAAACATCAGGTAACATCATTTTTAAAGAAAGTACGATACCGGTATTTATTTACGGCAACCCCTTCACCAAACGATTTTATAGAGCTTGGAACATCATCAGAAGCGCTTGGATATATGGGCTATACCGACATGCTAACCAAGTTTTTTACCAATAATGAAGACACCATAAAACCGCAAAACATAGGTACTCAATGGATATTAAAAGGCCATGCGAAAAATGATTTTTTCAGGTGGGTATCTTCATGGAGTATTTCAATGAGGAAGCCGTCGGACTTGGGATTTTCTGACGATCGGTTTATCCTTCCGGAATTGATATTGAATTATCATCCTGTAAAAAATGATAAAAATATGGTAATTAACGGGCAGATACTTCTATTTAACAACATTGCCAGAAGATTAACCGAGGTTAGAGAGGAGCAAAGATTGACGATTGAGAAGCGCTGCGAATATGCCGTACAATTAGCCGAGAAACAAGAAAGGTCAGTCTATTGGTGCAACCTAAATGACGAGGGCGATTTGATTCAGGAAATTGACAAATCAGCAAAACAGATCAAGTGTTCAATGAGTATTGATAAAAAGGAAGAAATATTAATCGCCTTTTCATCGGGACAAATTGAAAAGCTGATTACAAAACCAAAAATGACAGCATTCGGATTAAACTGGCAGCACTGTAACCATACGGTTTACTTCCCGACATTCAGTTACGAACAGTATTATCAAGCCATTAGAAGGTTCTGGAGGTTCGGACAAAAGCGGAAGGTAATAGTAGACATGGTTTATTCAGATGGACAAAAGCGAGTTTTAGACGGGCTTATTGCAAAGGCTGAAAAAGCGAACGAGTTATTTTCAAAACTCAACTCTACTATTCATTCTGTATATGAAGAAAAAAGAAAAGGATTTGATAAAATGATTGAACTACCTAAATTTTTAAACCAATGATTAAGGATCAAGTTATAAAAGAAGACTATGCAATATACAACAGTGATTGCATGTATGTATTACCGATATTGGGTAATGAAAGTATTGACCTGTCGGTTTATTCACCCCCATTTGCAGGGTTATACAATTACTCATCGTCAGAGAATGATTTTTCAAACTGTGAAACCAGAGATCAATTTTTACATCAGTATGATTTTCTGATTAAAGAAATATCCCGCGTTACAAAGCCCGGAAGAATAACGGCGGTACATTGTACGGACGTAATGGATAGCAAGAGCGGAGAACTTTGGGACTTTCCTAATGAGATTATCAAGCTACATGAAAAGTACGGGTTTCAATACCGTAACCGGATAACGATATGGAAGGAACCCCTGAAAGTCCGGATGAGAACAATGGTCAGATCGTTAATGCATAAGCTGATCGTAGAGGATTCTACGGAATGCTTTACGGCCATGCCTGACTATGTTTTGATATTCAAAAAGAAGGGAATTAATCAGGTCCCGGTAACCCATAACTTTGGGTTGCTACATTACGCTGGCGCAACCCCGATGCTTCCTGAAATGATAGAACAGTACGGTAGCTATGATTATTTGAAACTGAAGTATGCCGGATGGCCTGACCCGAAAACAAATAAATTAAGTCACATTCACTGGCAGAGGTACGCTTCATCCGTATGGGATGATATTCGCATTGACGAGGTATTGCAGTTCAAAGAGAGTAAAGACGAAGACGATGAGAAGCATGTACACCCTCTTCAACTTGACGTAGTTGATCGTATTGTCGACTTGTATAGTAATGAGGGGGAAGTTGTACTTACCCCGTTTATGGGGGTTGGAACGGAAGTATATGCCCCGGTTTCAATGGGCCGTAAAGCCGTCGGTATTGAACTGAAAGAATCATATTTCAAACAGGCGGTGAAAAATCTGGCCGATGTTAAAAAGAGGTTCGCTTCTGATACTCAGCAAAAACTATTCTAATTATGAACTTAAAAGAAATTCAATTCAGAAATTACATCGCCACGGTCAGGAGGGGATTGATAACGGCGGAAACGGGGCCGCTTGAATTTATTATAAAAATGGCAGAAGAAACGGATGAAATAAAAAATGCGAATAATGACGCAATTCCACACGAATTAGCCGACCTGATAATCGTTTGTTTATGCTATGCTAAACATTTCAACATTGACATTGAAACCGCACTTTTGGAAAAAACCATTATTAACGAAATCAGAAAGGATTAGATCACGATGAAAAAGAAATCAGCAATTTCAGTACGCAAGGCCGTTGAATTGGCATTTGCGGAATCACCCGAAAAATTCCACGCCCCATTTTTCTGTACGGCGGTGAAGATCAAAACCGGTCGGCATTACCTGATGGATGGAACGATTCTCCGCCGTCTCCGGGAAGCACGAAACGACAATCCGGCATTTAATTACAGGTGCGAGGATGCGACGATAAGCCTATATGCCAAAATTACGCCACCAGAGGCAAAATTAGCGACTTTCTCCGGTGAAGCGGTAAAATGATAAGGCGAGAATAAAAACTCGTTAAAAACGATTACACGATGAAATTAAGATATGACGCAAAAGTAGTTGGGGGAGTAGAATCGGGTCACCATGCCCGGCTTTCCCAATTTTAACCAAAAATCTAAATTGACCAATGAAAAATCAGGGTTACAAATGGGGTCGGTTCTTCTGCAAGTTGTTCAAACGTGCATACCGTCTTGAAATGACGCCAGAGCAGAAGGGGAGGTATCTCTCCGATGTTGTCAAGGCGTATATGATGGGGATTGAGTGCGGTTACGAGAATAGGCGGAAGGAGGAGCAACAATGACGGCAGAGGAATACATCGTTCAGGAATACGGGGAGACTTGGTTACGGGTTGAATGGTCTCCGGGCGATGTTATTGATGCGCTTGATGGATATGCAAATCACCGCATCGAAGAGGAAGAACGGCTGTTTCGAGAGAGGATTGAATCAGATGCAGAGTTGTGGGGGAGAGTTGGGGCGAAGACACCTCGGTTATCAAATTCAACAGACCCGATGCCGACTCGGTTATCAAATTCAACAGACCCGATGCCTAAAGAGGATTAACGTTTTGCACATAAGCGAAGGCACAAATAGCGTTGGCATTGTGCGGTTGGATTTGGGCTTTTGCTTATGTGCTGTTAGCACCAGTACTTTTTTAATCAGTAACAATTTAAAACAACAATAAAATGAATTACGACAGCA